GCAGGAGTAATGACGTTTCCAGCACTGGTTCCAACAAGCCGCGAGTTCAGCCCAGGTGACTGGCCGGTCAAGCGTTTCAATTCGCAATCAGGATCTGAAATTCGTATTTTGTACGGCAACCGGCGCAGCAACGCAAAGCTGTCCTTGAGTTACGACAACCTCACTGACAGCAACGCTCAGTTGTTCTTGACCGATTACGACGCGCAATACGGCACGCTGCGCACATTTGATCTACCTGCTGCTGTGCTGACTGGAACATCGGTTGCAATGCAGGCACCAGCGGGCAGCAAGTGGCGCTATGAAGCCGAACCACAACTGCGATCTGTTCGCCCAGGTCGCAGTAGCGTTACAGTAAATCTGGTGGCTGTCATCTAATGGCCAAAGTATTTACTGGCAAAGACGGCGCCTTACTGATCGACGGTGCCACTCAAGTCAAGGTCACAAACTGGACTCTGACTGGCAGCGTGGAGATGCTGGAGACCACCAGCCTCCGTAGTTCACAGCGTACCTACGTCCCCGGCGTACAAGAATTTAGTGGTAGCGCCACCTTGCTGTACTACCGCGATGACGGTGGGCGCAACGACGCTGCAAGGCAACTGCGTAGAGTCCTGAAGGTCACTGGCGTAAGTGATGCGGATACCGTAACTATTCGCCTACGCCTTGTCCAGGGCAACACAAACTGGGATGTTTCTTTTTCTGCCTACATCACCAGCGTTTCTTATGGCGCTAGTGTCGGTGAAATAGTTTCAGCACAAATCAGCTTCCAAGCAACTGGCCCATTAACTGAGGTGACACTGTAATGGGTATTTACCTCGGCAATATCGGCAATGTTGAGCTGACCCGCAAATCGCTCGAAGGCTTCAAGGAATCTGTCGTCAATCCGTCTGACGTAAATGGCACGCGCCACCGCTTCAGCTTTGATTTTAACGAAGGCTTTTTGATCAGCGGCGATCTTGTCACCATTAGCACGACAGACGGCACCGATCTTGATTTTGTGTCGCCCAGTGGCTGGGACGATGGCACTGTCCACGAGAGCGGCAAGTGGTACGTCTTTATCGACGAGTTAGGTTCTATTCGCCTATACGACAACTTTAACGACAGCCTTGAAGGCAGTATCGCTGGACTTGTTGAACTTGCCGACATTAACCGCGATATTCCTATAAGAGTTGAAATTGAAGATCTTGCAGGAAGATTACTGGCATCAATTAGCGACTACGAACTCAATACAACACGCGAAACGGTTGACACTACAACACTCTCGGACGAACACCGTCAGCAATACAGTAGTTTAATTAGCGGCAGTGGTCGAGTTACTGCGCAATGGGATTATGTCAACGAGCTAAATCAAGAGCCTGTGCATTACCTAATGCAACTGGTATTGCGCACCGAAATTGGTTCTGCCTTCCACGCGAAGTTTTTCATTAAGACGCTTGGTGCGTCAGCTAGCGGCGGTGCTTTTGCTGGCTCCCAAGTCAACGACCAGCTCTGGTGGGAATTTGATGCAATCGTGACGGGTAGCGCCACAAGTTTTGCCCCTGGTGACACTATTGTTTCGACGATTGATTTTGTAGCTACAGGACCGATCCGCTTGCGTGCCAACACAACGCCACGCCGCAAGTTGCTACAAGAGACGGGTGATCCTATTGTGCTTGAACAGGGCGGAGGCTATCTGCTCTTGGAAGACAGCGATGTCTAAACTGAGTACACCGGAACGAGAGGCTAGCTGTGTCTGACCTGAAGATCAGCGAACTACCCCAGCTAGCTGGCGCAAATCTTGCTGCCAACGACCTGCTGGCCGTCGCTGATACCAGCGCCAGCGAGACACGCAGCATCACGATCTCGGACGGCATCGGCAAGGCTGTCACGCTGATTGCCGACGACACAATCCCGAGCGCAAAAATCCTGTTCGCTGCTGGTTCAGTCCCAGGCAGCGCCCTCGAAGGCGAGACCGTCAATACCTCGCAGCTCGCCAACGACGCTGTAAACGCCGCCAAGCTTAGTGATAACTCTGTAACGCGTCTAGTCAGTACACTTCCCGCAACTGGTGACTTTGTTGGCCAGTTCGCTCTCGATACTGACGACCTCAAACTTTCTTGCTGGGACGGCTCCATTTGGCAAGCAATCAAAGCCGGCGGTTCCGTTAACACCGTAATTGGCGGTAGCGCTGGCGTTGTCAACGTCACCGTCACTCAAACCGGCGATAGCGTCACACTCAACACGACCCTTGACGACACTGGCGCCGCCAATCAGTTTTTGGCTGGCCCAACGTCTGGCGCTGGTTCCGTCACCTACCGCGTGATTGCTCCGGCAGATCTGCCGACTGCTACAACCACAGAAAAGGGTGCTGTTCTGGTGAATGGCAACGGTCTCGCCATGAGCGGGAACCAGATCGTCATTGATAACACGGTCACTGCAAACACGAGCGCTTATCACCTTGTTCGCTACGGCGCCAAGGGTTTGATTACTGAAGGCCGTGCTCTGATTGGCGCGGATGTACCAGTCGCCACATCTGGAACGGTCGGTGTCGTTGCCCCTGGCGCCGGCCTTGGCGTCAATGCTGCTGGCACCATCAGCCACACCAACACCGTCACACCCGGCACCTACGAAAAAGTCACCGTTGATGCCCAAGGACACGTCACTGCTGGCGGCAACCTAGTCAGCGCAGATCTGACTGACATTGAATTCAGCGCCAGCCAGCTTACTAGCGGCACGATCAACGCAGCCCGTTTTGCTGCTAATTCGATTGAAGGGACCAAGCTTTCAAACAACGCCGTCACCAAAATCGGTGGTGCGGGCTCAACTAATGGCGTCGTTGTATTCCCCACTCCTGATTACAACGGACAGTATTTTTACGATTCCCTAAACGGCGACCTCTACCTATACGACGGTAACGCTTGGCAACCGATCACCATTACCGCCGGCGAAATTATCTTCGCTGGTACGTTTAGCGCCAATCCTACTTACAACAGCGGCGCCGGCAAAATCGTCACTTTGACCAGCGCAGGTACCGCACTTGGTCTTTCAGTTAACAGTGCGCTACCAGCGCCATCTGGCACAAACAGCAGATACTACTTCGTTGTCAGCGAGGGCGGCACCCCTACCACGGGTAACGCCCCACTTGTTGCTTTGGCGCCTCCGGACATTGTGTTGTCGGATGGCACAGCTTGGACGCATGTTGATGTGTCGTCCACTGTGGCAGCGCAGACGGCAGCGAACATCACAACAACTGCAATTTCTGGTCTTACAGGCAGCAATGTCCAAGACATGCTGTCGTCTCTAAACAGCGTAAAAGCAAACAGAGCTGGTGACACATTTACCGGCAATATCACACTGGAAGCCACCAGCCTGATTTACGACACTGGATCGTTCAACACGACCCTTTCTGCTGCAACAAGCAGCGCCGCACGCACCATCACGCTGCCCGATCAAACCGGCAACGTACTCGTAAGCGGCAATGCCAGCATTGTTAATGCGGACATAAATGCTGGTGCAGCGATTGCCTACAGCAAGCTGGCTGCGCTAACCAGTGGCAACATCATTGTTGGAAATGCTTCAAACGTTGCAACTTCGGTTGCGATGTCGGGTGACATCACCATCAACAACACTGGTGTTACCGCTATTAGTAACGGCGCCATTGTTGACGCCGATGTAAATGCCAGCGCAGGCATTGCATTTGGCAAGCTTGCATCGTTGACCAGCGGCAACATTCTCGTCGGCAACGGCAGCAACGTGGCTGCCTCTGTCGCCATGTCCGGCGACATCACGATCAGCAATGCCGGTGTAACGGCAATCGGCAGCGGGGTAATCGTTAACGCCGACATCAACGCATCCGCCGAGATCGCCGTTAGCAAACTGGCTAACGGCACTGCACGCCAACTGCTTCAAACCAATGCTGCCGGCACTGACGTCGAGTGGGCCAGCAACATCAGTATCCCTGGCACGCTCGGTGTCACCGGTGAGACAACGCTTAAAGAAATCACCGAAACCGTTTACGATCTTGTTGGTACTTCTATTGACCCTGCAAACGGCACGATCCAGTACAAATCGCTTAGCGCAAATACTACTTTCACCGAGGCACTAACCAGTGGTCAATCCGTAGCACTGCGTCTTGAAAACGGGGCAAGCTATACGGTGACTTGGCCAAGTATTACCTGGGTTTCTTCCGCTGGCAATGCTGCTCCGACTTTGACTGCCAAAGATGTATTGGTGTTCTGGAAAATTAGTACCACCCTGTATGGTGCTTACGCAGGGAGTTACGTCTGATGCTGAGTAAACTGCTTTTTTCTGTTGCCGGAGCAAGTGCTCAAGAGCGCTACTGGATCGCAAAGCTATCCACTGCAACCAACAATGAATATGTCAACGGCGTGTCCGTCACTTTATCTGGGGGCGCAGCCTTTGCCGGATATTACACAAACTCAACTGGGTACGCATTGATCGGCAGCCTAAATGCTTCTGGTGCACTGGCTTGGCAACGCACACTTGGCTCTGTTGCCGATACACAAATAGGCAGGGATGTCTGCATTGACAGCGCGGGCAATCTTTATGTACTGATTACTGAAGTTGCCGGATCCAATAAAATTTACGTGGCTAGCTACACAAGCGCTGGAACCCTGCGCTGGCAGCGCTCGATTACAAATGCACTGGCAGAAAAAATAGCAATCGACTCCCTAAGCAATGTGTACATTGCTGGCTACTGGACCACTTCTGGCGTAGATGGTGGCTTTATAGCCAAATACAACTCTTCCGGCACTCTCCAATGGCAAAAAGAATTGCGGACAAGTGCCGCGATACGCTTTACCGGACTCACGATTGACAGCTCTGACAATCCTGTCGTATGTGGCTATTACGAGCCATTTCTCAGGCGTCTTTTAACTGTTAAATACAATTCGTCTGGTACCGTACAGTTCCAGCGCACTGTCTATAGCAGTAGCGATTGGTACGCTCTTGCTATTACCGCAGACTCCCTAGGAAACACATTTGTATTCGGTCGCGGCGGAAGTTTTGGAGCACAACTTGTTTGCCTCAAGTACAATTCAAGTGGCACCTTGGGAGCCACAAATTTTATTTCCAGAGACATACAGCTCAACACGATTGATGCTGCTGTTGACGCAAGTAACAACGTGTATGTCCTTACAACAGACAATATAGGCACTTACTTTGGAACAGATAGGCGCACCGATTTTTACGCGGTCAAGCTTGACGGAAGTTTATCTATTTCTTGGCAGCGCTATCTTGGCACGACAAACGGCGATACAAGTAAATCCGTTGCAGTATTTGGAGACTCAGCGATGTACTTTGCTGGCTTGACGTATTCAAGCGTATCAACCGCCCCGAATGGTTTAATAGCCCGACTGCCAACCTCTGGAGATCGCACTGGAACTTACGGCAGTTATTTCTACAATTCTGCTTCGTGGTCTACTACGTCTGGAAGTTATACGGAAGTAACTCCATCATTCTCAGACAGCACTACCACTCTGGCGGAAGCGGCATCAACCTTGACCGATGCCGCGGTTACACTGACAGCAACGAAGACTGACCTGTAATGCTTGCCTTCGCTGCCGATCCACAGACTCCAATCGGTCGCAGCGAACTGCGACGGAAATATCCGAATGTCAGCTTTCCGGCCGATCTGCAAAAAGCCGATCTCTCCAGCTACGGCGTCATCAAAATCAAAGAGCAACCGGCCCCCGAGTGCGACCGCAAAACCGAGCACGTAGTTGAACGCCCCGTCGAACTCGTCAACGGCGTCTGGGTAAAGGACTGGGAAGTGCAGCCTCTCCCACTGGAGCAGCAGCAGCAACTCACCGACAACCAAGCTCATGTTGTTCGCCGAGACCGCGACCAACGCCTCGCTGCTTGCGATTGGACGCAACTTGCAGACGTCAAGCTTGACGCGCAACAGCAGTCAGAATGGAAGAAGTACCGCCAAGCTCTGCGTGATGTGCCGTCTCAAGGCGGCTTTCCGTGGAACGTGACCTGGCCCACACAGCCCTGATCCGATGATCACCCCCGCTAGCTACGACATCACGATTTACCAGAACGCCACCTGGAAGGGTAGCTTTCGTGCTACTCAGAATCGGCAGACAGTAACCAGCATCAGCATTACTGGTGGCACTCCTACCTTTAACTGCGATTGCCATGGGCTCACTGCTGGCGACAAGGTGACTTTTACCGGCGGCACCGCAGTTCCCTGTGGTTTGACGCTGAACACGATCTACTACGTGATCAGTGCTGGTCTGACCACAGGCGCGTTCCAGGTTTCCGCTACTAGCGGGGGTAGCTCCATCAGCGTTAGCGGTCCTGCGACTGGCACGTTTTACGTCGCCGAGCCACTTGACTTGACCAGTTACGGAGTTGATGCCGACATTCGTGGCCTGATTAACAACGAAAGCGTTGGCACCTTTACAACTTCGGTTACAAGTGCAGCAAACGGTGAATTTGAGTTGACACTGACTCCGGCTACAACCGTTGCTTTTGAGGTCGGGCGCTATGGCTACGACATCAGTCTGACTACCGCAGGCGGTGAGCGTTACTATTGGCTTACGGGTGTTGCCACCGTGCAACGTACTTATTCGCGGAACTGATCCATGTCTTCCGAAGTGCAAATTGCGGTCATCGACCAGCAAGACACGCAGATTGTGCTGGCAGTTCCAGGCGTCCAAGGCGCTACGGGCAGCCCGGTCTCGCCTGGTGGCACCGCCAACCAAGTGCTCCGGAAGGCGAGCAGCACCAATTACGACACTGATTGGTCCCTAGTGACCAATGCGATGGTGGACAGCAGCGCCGCGATTGCTGGCACCAAGATCAGCCCTAACTTCGGCAGCCAGAACGTCGTCACCACTGGCACGAGCACGGCTGCATCGTTCATCCCAACCAGCAGCAGCGTCCCCACCAACGGCGTTTATCTACCTTCGGCAAACAACGTAGCCATCTCGACTAATGGCACTGGGCGGTTGTTTGTTGATGCGGATGGGAATGTCATCCTTGGAGCATCGTCACTCCTTAGCGGAGCCTCTGGCCGCGTTTTGCAAATCGGTAATACTTCCGATGCTGCATCAACGCTTCAGTTTGCCGCGACGACAACCGGATACTCATACATTCAATTTGGAGACAGCGGCAGTCCAGGAAGTTATGCCGGTTATTTGCAATATGGACACACTGATAATTTTTTGGCAATCGGCACAAATAGCACCGAAAAACTTCGCATCGACTCCAGTGGCCGCTTAGGTCTGGGGACTTCTAGTGCTGCGGATGGGTGCCTTCTAACTCTTCAAGAGTCAGCCTCCTTGGGTGCTGCCTTGGCGCTTAGAAATAGAAACAGCACACAGACCTGGAGAATCGCTGTAGATGCCACTGCCGTTGACGACAAAAAACTAGCTTTTATCGACGGCACTTCATCAACGGTCAGAATGACCGTAACCGACGCAGGAGCGGTAGGGATTGGCACCACTGAGCCTAGCAATAGCCTTGAAGTAGCCTTTTCGGCTGCAAATTCAATCAGTGGTATCACGATCACCAATGGCCAATGGTTTGGCTACGGCGCCAGGTTGCAGTTCAGAAATCTTCTAACTAGCGCAGGTACAGTTGGAGAAACTGCTTCAATCTATGGAGAGGGGGATGGATCTAACGCTGGACGTCTTGTTTTTCATACAACGGCAGGGGGCACAGCATCGGAACGCGCCCGCATCGACAGCTCCGGCAGGTTGTTAGTCGGCACGTCTTCTTTCTCTGGCGATGGAACCATTGTCGCTAGGGGATCTTCTGCTGGCTCAGCAACGCAATCGTTCTTAAATTTACAGCGAGGGCAAACAAACCCGACCGGAAATCTTGATTTAGGTATTATCAATTTCACAGATGCTGCCAATAGTATTGGCGCAAGCATTACTGCTGCTACCGATGGAAGTTCTTGGGGGGCAAGTGACTACCCAACGAGATTAACGTTCTCCACTACCGCCGACGGAGCGAGCAGCCCGACGGAAGCGCTAAGGATAACCAGCGCTCAAGATTTAATGATTAGTCAGTCTGGTAGTGGTCTTTTTGTAGGGACGACAGCAGATGGCGCTTATCGAATTGGCCGAAGCTCTTTTGCTGTTTCTAGTGGCACTTTGTATATCGGCAACGCTGCAATTCAAGTCAGCTCTGATGTACGCCTAAAGAAAGACATAGAAGACACTAACCTTGATGCACTTGCCGCGATCAGCAAGATTAAAGTTAAAGATTTTACTTGGGACGACCCTACCGACACCAGTTATAACAACCGCAACGCTCGCGGCAAATGGACTGGTCTAATCGCTCAAGAGCTAATTGAAGTTCTGCCTTTTGTTGTCAATGCTCCGCGCAAAGAGGAAGATGGATCCATTGACCACGACAGCGAAAGTGTTTGGACACTGGATCAATCTCAGCTTTGTCCTGTGCTGATCAAGGCAATTCAGCAGCAACAGGAAATTATTGCCAATTTGGAAGCCCGTTTGTCAGCCCTTGAAGCCCAGTAACCCTACTCAATAAACGTTCTTGCGCATAACAGGTCTGGCTGACACATTTTTTGTCAGTCGGATCTATTTTTGCGCAATGGCTTTTTTTTTTTTGCTGTAATGTGGTTGGGCAGCGAGTTTGCACCTCCTGCCCCTGGCCACAGTTCCCTAGAAACCATGACCTTTGAAGCTTACGACCCCGACCCCGATTTCGATCCAGATGGTGGACACTGCCAACACACCGCTTGGGTAAAAAACGGCAGGGTCTTTTTGTCGAACGATGATGACTCGTATTACGAACAAGATTTCAAGAACAGAGAGGAACTACAGAAGTTTGTAGATCACCTCTGGTCCGTAGCCGATGAAGCCTGGCCAAATTGAGTAGTCATTATCCCTAATCACCCATGACACAAGAACACCCCATCACCCCGCCGCTGGAGCTGGTGAAGCAGTGGCGAGAGCAGGCCCCGCGTTACCGCGACGGTGGCATTGCCCGCGAAGAATGGCTGATGACCCGCGCTGCCCAATGGGGCGCCGCCGCTGAGCTAGATGCGTGCTGTGAGCTGCTTAACGACTTCAATACCTACCATCTTGTTGAACTTCTCCGCGCCGCCAGACGCCCCAATCCGCCGAGCTTGAAGGAGCAGGCGTTGCTAGCTGTTGACACTGCTGTTGCTGATTACCGTATAGCAGCAGACGTTGCTGACGTTGTTCGCCGCGCGTTGGAGCAAATCGATGACTAACACAAACCCACGCGATCTGATCCAGCGGCTGGCTGATGAGCTGGATGCTGAAACTGGTTACACAATTCACAGCACTGGTGATCGAGTTACGCATTCAGATGTAGTCGAAGCCCGCGCCTACCTTGCCCAGCCCGAGCCGCAGGGGCCGACGGACGACGAGCTCGATGAGCTGTGGGATGAGGAGGGCTCGTACTTCAACCTGTACCCGAGGTCCGCCGGACAATCCGCGCCGCCCTAGCCCGCTGGGGCTCGTAGTCATTACCACTTCTATGTCTGAACTTTCACCCGCCGCGCAGGCTGTATGGAACGCCGCTTACAACACTCCAGAGGACTGCTCATACGAGCACGACCTTGCCGCCGCTCTGCGAGCTGCTGCGGATCAAGTGGCGCCTCTTGGTTATGAGGACGTGTGGACTGATGGACGAATACTTCAGTACGAAAAGCGCGATCCCGTCCGTGAAAAACTCCTCGCCATCGCTGACGAGCTTGAAGCCCAGTAGTCACC